AATTGCAGAAGGTTTAGCAACTGAAAGACAGCCTATACAAGCCTATGTAGTAGCAAGTAATGTAAGTTCAGCACAAGAATTAGATAGAAACGCAATTAATGAGGCAAGTTTATAATAAGTCTAAATAAAAATAATCACATTTTTTTGTAACAAAATGAATTTAAAAAAGTTTTAAGAATATGAAAACATACGAAGCAGTTTTTGACCCAAACGAAGTAAGCGGAGTTTACGCAATTTCTTTAGTAGAATTTCCTGCTATGGAGGGTTTATTTATTGCACTTTCAAAACAAGAAGTACAATTTAAAGAAGTTGACAAAGAGCAACGTATTTTGATGGGATTGGTTTTAGAACCAAATAAACCTATTTATCGTAATCAAGGAGGTGAAGAATTTAACATTATTTTTAACGAGCAAACTATTAAAGATTTAAGTTATAATTTTTTTAAATCAAGTCACCAAAGTAACAGCACCATTGAACACGATGCAAAGCAAAAAATTGAAGGCGTTACTTTTGTTGAAAGTTGGATTGTAGAAAATCCTGAAAACGACAAATCAAACAACTTTGGTTTTAGTTATCCTAAAGGAAGTTGGATTGCAACTATGAAAGTTGATAGCGACGAAATTTGGAACAACTTTGTTAAGACTGGAAAAGTACAAGGTTTTTCTATCGATGCAATGTTAGAATTAAAAGAAGTAAATTTTAAAAGTGAATTAAATATGTCAAATCAGATTGTAGAAGCAATCCAAAAAGGTTTTGAGATGGTATTTTCTAAAACAGAAGCTACTAAAACAAATATCTTATTGGGTTCAATTATGTCCGCTGATGAACAAATTAAGTACGAATTTGATGGCGAAATGTTATCAGTTGGTGCTAATATTTGGGTTACAGCAGAAGATGGTACAAAAGTTCCATTACCTCCAAATGAATACCCTTTAGAAAGTGGTATGACTGTTATCGTAGCAGAAGAAGGAATTGTTGCGGAATTGGTAGAAGCACCAATGGAAGAAGAAACTCCAGCAGAGCCAGCACAAATGGCACAACCTCAAACGAACAACATTTCAGAGGAACAAGCAGGAGCAATTGCAAACGCTGTTAAATCAGTTTTAATTAAGTATTCAGAGGAGCAAGATGCTAAATTTGAATTATTAAAAACTGAATTAGCAGAAACAAAAGAGGCTTTGGTAAAATTATCAGCAGAGCCAGCAAGTAAACCAATTAAGGCTACTCCAATGCAAATGAGTGCAGAGCCTAAAAACACAAAAGAAAGATTATTTAACAGGTTAAATCAAATTAGAAATTAATGGCGACAACAGTATCAGTAACATCAAACTACGCAGGTAAAGAAGCAGGCGGAATCGTAGGTCAAGCTTTTAAAGAAGCGGACACTATTGCAAAAGGGTTTATTACTCCTTTTGAAAATGTAAATTTTAAATTGAATTTACGTAAAATTGAATTAACAGGTGGTAAAAGAGAATACACTTGTGGACACGTTCCAGCAGGAGCAATTACTTTAACTGAAAAAGTTTTAGAACCTAAAAAATTCAAAGATGACTTTTCAGTATGTAAAGAAGATTTCAGAGCGCAATGGTCTGAGGAGTCAATGGGAGCAAGTGCTTACAATGATAACGCTCCAAAAGATATTATGGATGCAATTTTAGTTGAAAAATTAGCTCAAACTGCTGAAGAATTAGATGATAACATTTGGAACGGAGATGGAACAAACGCAACAGAATTTGATGGTTATTTAAAACTATTTTTAGCTGATGCTGATGTAATCGATGTAGATTTAGATGCGGTAACAGAGGCAAACGTAGAAGCTATGTTAAAACTTGCTTTAAACGATGTTCCTGTTGCAATTAGAAGAAAATCTTTAAAAGTAGGTGTTTCTCCTGATGTATTTCAAGCGTATAGCTTTTACTTAGTTTCTAAAGGTATTTCTAATGGTTTAGGTGGAGATGCAAATACAACTCCTAAATTTGGTAAATATGATTTAGTTGAAATTAATGGTTTACCTGACAACACTATTGTAATTGCAGAGCCTAAAAACTTAATCTTTGGAACAGGTTTATTAGCTGACCACAATAGAGTTGAGTTATCAGACGAAGATACTATTGGTTTACAGACTGGTTTAGTTCGTGGTACAATGGTTTACAACGCAGGGGTTTCTTACTATAACGGTGCAGAAATTGTTTGGGCAAGACCAATCGCATAAATATTAACATAACCGCTCATTAAATTGGGCGGTTTTTAAAACCTTATAATAAATGGCTTGTGATATAACATCAGGTAGAGCAAAAGTCTGTAAGGATAGCATCGGAGGGAATAGTAAACTTTATATGTTTAATTATTTAGAAGATGCTTTTACTATTACAGGCGGTTTAGCTACTGCAATAAATCCATCTTTAACGGAAGTATTTGAATACGAGTTAGAAGGAGATGGTAATACGTTAGTTCAGAACATGGTTTCTGAAAGACAAAACGGAACAACTATCAACACTCAAACGTTGACAGTTGTATTAAAACAAATGGACGCTGTTACTTCAGCAGAAATGAATATTGTTGCTAAAGGTTATCCTATGGCAGTTGTAAAAGATAGAAATGGAAAATACCACGCAATCGGTTTGCAGGATGGTATTGATTTTACAGTAGATGCAGTAACAGGTGGAGCAAAAACAGACTTAAATGGTTATACTTTAACAGGTGTAGCAACAACTGGAAGTATTGCACCAATTTTAGACCCTGCTACAATTACAGCATTTTTAGCTTTAGTTTAATTATTGAACACTAAATAGACTATTTTTAAAACCACTAATTAACTTTAGTGGTTTTTTTATGTAACAAAACAAAATAAATTTAGTTTTAATAGTATGAATGTAGTAAATCCAAATAATACAAGTCACGAATTACAAATAATACCAAGATTCTATCCGAGTGATGAATTGGTGTTTACTTTGTATAATGAAGCTACACAAGTTGAAAACAATGTTACTATTATTTATTTAGTAGAAAATGGAGTTTTAACTTTTACATTTGATTTTGATTTTACAGATAGTCAAAAGTTTCAATTTAAAATATTAGAAGGCACAGAAATAGTTTATAGGGGTAAATTAATAGCAACAACGCAAGAAACTCAAAACTATTTAACAGATAAAAACGAATACTATTATGAGTAACGAAAATATAAGATTAATACAATTAAACAACTACATACGACCAAAAGTAGAGGAAAACAAATCTAAAAATTGGGTTACTAATGGGCGTAATAATTCTTTTTATAAATACATTATAGATAGATATAATGGCAGTCCAACAAATGCTACTATTATAAACTCTTACATAAACTTAATTTATGGGAATGGTTTAGCGTATAAAGGTAACGGAACTGAAGAATGGGTAAAAGTTGTTTCTATATTTCCTAAAAAAGAATTACGAAAAGTATTAGCCGACTTTGTTATTTTTGGAGAAGCGTCTTTGCAAATTATTAAAAAGAAAAATGGCGATTTAGCTAATATTTATCATTTACCAAATGAAAAAGTAGCACCTGCAATAGAAAATGAAGAAGGCGAAATTGAGGGGTATTGGTATTGTAATAATTGGGATAAGCAAAATCAAAACCCACCTGAATATTTTAGTGCTTTTGGCACTTCAAATGACGCAATAGAAATATATTGTATTAAACCATACAAAGCAGGTAAAAACTATTTCAGCGACCCTGACTATTTAGCAGGCTTACCTTATGCTGAAATGGAGGAGGAAATTGCAAACTATTATATTTCGCATATTAAAAATGGACTTTCTTTTGGTTATATTATTAATATTCCTGATGGTAATAGTTTAAGTCCTGAAGAAAAAGACCAACTTGAATACAAGATTAAACAAAAACTAACAGGCTCCAATAATGCAGGTAAGTTTATTTTATCTTTTAATGGTCGTGATGCTGAAATAACAGTAACACCTTTACAAGTTAACGACGCTCATAAACAATGGGAATATTTAACAAGCGAAGCAAGACAACAATTACTTACTTCACATGGTGTAGTTTCTCCAATGCTATTTGGTATTAAAGATAATACAGGTTTGGGAAATAATGCGGATGAATTAGACACAGCAGAGGCACAACTTGTAAAAAGAGTTATACAACCAAAACAAAGAACTATTTTAGAGGCTTTAGATGAAATATTTAATTTCTATGGTATAAACATTAACTTGTACTTTAAACCTTTAACAGAAGCAACACAAACAACTGATGTCGCAATGAGTTCACACGTTTGTTGTTCAGATGAAAAAAAAAAGACTGATTTAGATTTATTTATTGAATTAGGAGAAAGTCAAGAAATAGAAGGGTATGAATTAGAAAGTGTTGAGGCTGTAAATTATGAAGATGAAGATGCAATACAATTAAAAACAAGTACAGGAACTGCAAATCCTAACTTTAAAAGTAAATTTGATACTGAATTTACATTAGTTAGATATAGATACGCAGGAAATCCTAATCCTGAAAGAGAGTTTTGCAAAAGAATGATGCAAGCAAACAAGATTTATAGGAGAGAAGATATAGATTTAATGGGAGAAAAAAATGTAAATCCGGGCTTCGGTATGCACCCTGAACCAAATAAACCATATTCTATTTGGAAACATAAAGGAGGCGGTTTATTAAGTGCTACATTTACAGGTGGAACTTGCAAACATTATTGGGAAAAATTAACGTATAAGAAAAAAGGAATTAAAATAGACCCTAAAAGTCCAATTGCTATTGATGATGCTAAAAAAAATAGAGCAAGTGGTATAGCAGGAATAGCACCGCACGAAATTTAACAAATAAGAAATGGAATATTTACTAATAAATCCAACAGAAATAAGCAAAACCACTATTTTAGGTGGCAATGTTGATATTGACAAATACAGATATAGCGTTTACAATGCTCAAATTATGATTTTAGAACCGCTTTTAGGGACTGAATTATATAATAAGATTGTAGAAGATGCCGAAGCAGAAACTTTAGCTGGTTTGTATTTAGATTTATATAATAAATTTGTTAAGCCAATACTTAAAAATGAGGCTTTAGCGGAGTATTTAGAGGTAGCTTCTTATATGGTTACTAATGGAGGTATTTACAAACATAGTCCTGAAAGTAGTGAAGTTGTAGATAAGCAAGAGGCTCAATATTTAGCAGGTAAATATCATAGTATTGCACAAATGTACGTTCAAAGATTTCAAAAATGGATTTGCAAAAATACTATTACGGAATATAAAACGTATCAAGATGAGGTAAATGCAAGAAAACATTTGAAAGTTACGGCAGGTTGGAAGTTAGATAGTAATATTGATAATTGTGACAGAGCGTGGTATTTACAATAAATGGATATACAAGGAAATGTAAGGATTCAATAGGTGGACTAAAAAAAGTTTACTTATTTCCTTATGTTAAATATTCACGAAGTCAAATTATTTTAAATGATAATATTTTAGTAACCTATCCAAGTACTACTATTTACGAATTTGAGGTAGAAACAAATCCAAGCGTAAGCCAAACGCAGTCAGAAGAAAACGGAGGAAAGTATTTTACAATTAATATATCTTTAGATTTACCTAATACTTTAGGTTATGACTTTCAAAAAGTATTAAATAAAGATTATAATATTATTGTAGAAGATAGAAACGGAAAACTTCGATTTTTAGGTAATAGAAACGGCTTAGAATGTACTTCTTTAAATGTTGATAATGGAGGTTCAAAAAATAGTTTTAATGGTTTAAAATTAAGTTTTGAAGGCAAAGAAGAAAACGAGGCGTGGTTTATTGAAAGTTTAGAAGATGCAGGATTTACAATATTTGGAGGAAATGAATATTTATTACAAGAAAACGGAGATTTCTTATTACAAGAAAACGGATTTAAAATTATATTATAATGGCAGATAAAAAAATAAGTGAATTAACGAGTGCGTCTTTACCCTTAGCAGGTACAGAAGAAATACCAATTGTTCAAAGTGGCGTTACTAAAAAAGTAGCGGTTAGCGAGTTTAGTGGT